CGTTGAAGAAGCCACTCGTGTACACCCATAATACCTAAACCTAGTCGGCGGTTTTTCTCTCTTGTTTGGTAGACCTTTTCATAGGGAAGATCAGCTTTGAGTGTACCAATAAGAAGAAATTCTGTGGCTAGAGCTACAGCAGAAGCAAATTCTTCTACAGTCTCAATTCGTGAAAGATTGATACTACCAAGATTACATACGTCTGAATCATCACTAGAGGTTACTTCAGTACATGCGTTACGAAGAGTTTCGTTTTCTTTATCAAAGAAGTTAAAGCTAAATCCCGGCTCACCCGTCTTCATGGCCTGTGTTACATTTTTCTTAAATGTGTCACCAGAATTGTTTGTTTTCATATAGTTTAGTAACCACTTGGTATCGTAGTTTACCGAGATATTTGTCATATCTAGTGGTGCTGGAAAATCAAAATCTTGTTCTTTAATATCTTTTAAGGTTAACCCAGTGTTGCCTACCTTTAAAGCATCCCAATCCTTAACATTAAGAAAAGTTTGAATGTCCTTATGTTGCCAATTAAGTGAGGCGTAGATAGCGGACCTACGAGAACCCCCTTGCATAACTCTTCGACCAATCTCATTGATCATCATCATCTTTGGAATAGGCCCGGACGCAAAACCACCTGTACGGGAAATAATTGCCCCGGATGGTCTATAAACAGAGTAGTCAACACCGATACCACCACCAGTCATAAGACAAGACTCAGATTTCCAAGACAGATTTGCCCAATCTTCTCTTGTGTCTTCTTCTGCTTTTAAAAGATAGCAGTTGTTAAAAAATGCCTTGTCTCTTCCTGCATAGTAAAGATACCGACCACCGGGAATAAACTTCATGTCCCGGATAAGCTCAAAAAGCATCTGTCTTTTGTCTTTGGCCATATGGTCTTTACAGACATGCTCAACAAGAGTCTTGGACAATTCTTCCCAAGATTCTGCACCTTGGTGACGATACTTTGAATTGAAAATTGTTTCAGAAAGTTGATTCCGAAACATTGGGTTTACATTTGATTTAAAAAAAGTCACACTAAGTCCTTAATTATTACTGTAAATAGGAAGGGATACTTTACTAAAATTTTCTAAAGCTTCTTTTGCCTCTTCAATAGTTTCGTATCTACGCATTTCCTCCCAAGTAAAATAGTCTATAAATAACCCTCTAGTTTTTCTTTTTGAAAAAACTGCATAAGGAAAAATAGTGGAACGAGAAAAATCAATTTTATAACTTGGGTCAGTTTCTTTTGCTAAATTATTAGACATTAAACTTTTTAACCTTTTTCTTTAATCTTGATTCTTGTTTAAAATATTCAATCCAGCTAATAATAACTGAAAACCAACTCATTATACTAGGCCCTTAAGGTTAGGTTCTTTGTAGTTTGGTCCCTTGGACACCTTACCGTCTTCCCGGTAGATAGGTTTACCATCAGCGCCAAGCTTAGACATATTGGAGCGGTGTACTCTCATAAACGCTTCTTCAATAGGTAGGTTATAGGTTACACAGAAGCCAAAGACAACATATAGAAGGTCTGCTGTTTCCTTTAGAATGTTCCGTCTAATGGTATCTGGAATTAAGACACCATTCATAATGTACTCATCAGCCTTGGTAAACTCTTGGCCAAGCTCCCTAAACTCTTCAGCGATAAGCCTCCATCGTAGCCAAAACTCATTAGCATCTGGTTGAGCAAGGTCACGTTCAGTAGGGTGTTTGAAAGCCTTGTGAAACTCGTAGACTTTATCGTAAAAATTAGGATTGGTGTCTTCCATAAACATCTCTAGTTGTTCCGGTTGTTTAAACCGTTCAAAAGCTTCAATATCGTGTTCGTTAATCATTTGTTAACCTTTCATTTAATTGAAAAATTACAACTGGTGTTCCATTATTTGAAAAAGCTGAATAAAGAATAAATTCTCCAACTTTTACATTACTTAAAGTTGCAATGTTAAAAGTATCATCGTTATTATTTTTTGCACGAAAACTAAATTGTAAAATATCTTTTTTCCTATGTTTAATTGTTAGGTTTAGGTTATCTTCTTTGATTAGATTGTTCAATAGTGATTCTAGTTCTTTTGCTGGAAAGGAATTAATCTTCACTGCCGTCTCTTTTAGGTTGCTTTCTACGGTTAACACCTTTAGGAACTACTCTGACCTTGTTATTGTTAAGTTTACCTTTTCGATTAGCCCCAATGTGGTCAACTTCCTTGTTGTCACCCTTACGAACCTTACCGGCCTTCATAGCCTCTCGTCTGGCTGCGTTACGCTGTGCCCTACGTTTCTTTTGTTCTTCACTTTTATGATATTTATCATACTCGTCACGATAATTGCGTTCAGCCATTTTTTAAGTACCTCACTATTTTCTGAAACTCTTCTAAAGTTCCGTTTTTTAGTAAATCATTTGCTCTCCAAGACACAACAACTACATTTTCTTTAGTGTACCCTTTTGAGGGATTAATTCTGTGTAAGGAAGGTGAATTAGGTGACTTACCTTTGCCTGCTTGAAGAAAAATTGGAATACTCAAAATTGGGCAAATTTCAGGGACAACTAAATCTTCCGAATTTAAATTAAACTCTAAGTTTTTTCTTTTTGATCGGGATTTAGCACTACTAAGTAGGTATGGTATTGGGTTTTTTGTTCTAAATCTTAAATTATAGGCTGTGTAGTAATCACCCAATTCTTGTTTTTTCTTTTGTCTGTATTGTTTATTATATTCGGATCGCCCTAACCTATAGGCGTAGTCACGTGCCATTAGACCAAGTTTCCTTAGCTGAGATAATTGGATAAACACCATCGTCTGAATAAGTAATCTCAATATTAGGTGAAAAACCTTTATACTCTTTATTTTTAAAAACGTCAATCATAATTTCTGGTTCACCAACTTGTTTTAACCATCCGTCGTCGTATGAATCATACAAATCCTGAAGTTGTTTAATTAGGTCTTTGAGTAGCATTAGTTAATGCCTCCCAAGAATGGGGAAATAAAGGTTTAATAATGTCAGACCACATTTCAGCTAACTCACTGATTTCAGCTTGTGAGTTTTTATCTGAACGTAACTTATAAGCCCTAGCCCAAGCTGCAAGTGAACCAGTAACGTAGTAGGAGGTATACATAGATTGTGGAAGAACCATACGAGCCTGTTCGGGTGCCACACCAGATTTTAACATTGATACGTAAGCATCGTAACAAGTATTTAAAGCATTTTGATAAACATCTGTTGAATAAGCCTCGCTATTATGTGGAATTACTCTAACAAAACCTAATTTAACTTCTTCATCACTAGAGCCTTGCTTTTTGTTCTCAGCCCGCTTACGCCACTTAGTTGGAATAAAAAACTCAGGTTCATCATCTACATACCTACGAGATACTTCGTTGTAGGTAAATCCAACAGTGTGTTTGAACCTCTGGCGGGCTACAAAGATCGGTACTGTCTCACGCATAGTAATCATAGCGTGACTGAATGGCGTCCAATGGTTGTGCTTGGCTAGGTAGTTAACAAGTTTCTTGTCTTTATCAGGAAGAACTAAAGAAACTGGTGGAATACGTTTTGGTTCTTCGTTATTAGAAAAAGACCATCCTGAAACTTCTTCCCAGTCAGACTCTTTATCAAAGGAGACCCTAGCTGCATTAACAACTGTTAAATCATCCCCCATATGGTCAATAAGCTCAGCTTTCATTAGTCGCTACCTAATAGGAGTTCAAGCTTTAGACCATGTACTTCATCGTCTTCTACAAAAGAAATAATTAACTTATCAAATTCTAGCTTGTATGGGGCATCACGAAGATACTTGGTAAGAGCCTCAACAATGTGGTCTTCTGATAGAATCTGAAATACATTAGCCTTCGTCATCAGTAAATTCCTCTAGGTTTGTAGGACGGATTTTCTTCTCACGATGTTTCTTTTCGTCGATAACTCTCATACGAAACTCACCAACTCGGTTTTCCATAAAGTACTTCTTATGCTTATCCTGTAGGTTTTTAATTCTACGTTCAAGTGCTTTTTGTTTACTCGTCTTCATCGTCCGAGTCATCCGCGTATTCCTCTAATCTTTCTAGATCAACCTCACCAATCTCGTATAGTTTAATTAGTGCGTCATACGGATCAATCTCCAACATCAGAAAGACTTCTTCAAGATCATAATTACTTAGCAGTTTCTTAAGGAGGTTACTTGTCATATTCTTTTCTTAGTTGGTCGATAGAAACAAACTGAGGATCAAACACACCGTCCTCTACGTTTCTAGCAATTACAACCCCTCTCCACCAAAGCTTGTTGATGTTACCAGCCCAAGGTGAGTCATAGTCTTGGTAAACACCAGCCACTACACAAACTGTCTTATTACCATCAATGTTAGTATGGATGTTAACGTCAGCAGTATGGATGTGGCCACAAACCGACGATTTACCGTTAGCCGCCCGGATAGCATAAGCTGGCTTAACACCGCCGATAGGACGCCCCATAATACCAGAAATAAAATAATGAGCATAATAAATTCCATCTACTTCAATTATTCCGGGGGTTCCCCCTTCATATCTAACGACTTCGTCGTAGTACTTTTCGAGTTGGTAATCAGAGAAGCCGATTGTGCCCTGAAGTTCGGGTGATAAATCCAGTGCCCTTTCGATCCTATGTTCATGGTTTCCTTCCAAGTAAATTGATCTAGGTAGTTTTTTCTTGGCTCGTTTAATTGGATACCATGTTCTGTCTTGGAAGTCGTTCCCGGATTGAATGTCAAGAGCATATGACCGTCCTGCAAAGGCTCTTTTACCTTTGTCGTACGTCGATAGAGAAGCCATGTCGTAACCGTCGCCCAAGTTAACGACAACATCAGGCCGAAGGTCAAGAATAAGTTTACCAAGGTAATCTGCTCGATCATTGTTAAAGTCCGGGTGAGCGTGAGCGTCGGGAATAATCAGATGGGTCTTACTCATTCAAACAATTCCTTTGGTAGGGATTTAACAGAGTAAGAGATACCGTGCTTGGTACACCAATCTGAGTACTTGTATTTAGAACCTTTGTAGATAGCGTTGTCTCGTTCAAACACAATGTGGTACTTGTAATCAGGGTACTGTTGAGTAAAAGCTAAAACCTTCTTACGGTCTTCGTCTCTGAAGTAACCCTTACCTTCTACAATAACCTTACCGACTTTAGTTTCAGCAATAAAGTCTGGTTTGTAAGTTACGTCAACCTTAACATTGAAAGTCTCTGGTTCGTACCTGTAGTCAAACTTCATCTCGTTACTGAGTGAGTGAAAGGCTTTGTCTAGTACTCGTTCAAATGAATTACGTGGTGTTGGTTCTTTTTTCTTTTTCTTACTCATTTAACTTCAGGAACCTTTGGTGTGTTAACAACTTTAGTTAAAAATACAGGACCACTGTAATAAATAAAGGTTCTAAGACCCGGCCAGCACTTAGCTTTAAATGAACAATACGAACAATTAACACCAAGTTTTTCGTTACCGGATTTACCTTCTGGCTCTGTTTTAAACGCTCTAGGTGGGGGTGTCGGAGATTTTAGTTTCTCTTGCTTATCTGAGATAAATTTTTGCCAGTCGCGTTTGATGATAGGAGCTTCTGACAGACACATATTACCTAGAGTTTTATCAATAGCTAGGAAGTAGGCTTTGTCTTTAACCTTTAGTCTAGGATCATTTTGAGATGCTTCTAGGTACGAATTTATCTGTGTAATGTACCCGAACGGATCGTTGTCAATGCTCAATCCTTCCTTGAACTTATTAAAAGAATAAGTACTGGCAGACTTAACATCAACAAGACAACCGTCAATAATAGCATCCCTGTGGCCTTTAACTCCGTGTAGTTCTAATTGTTCTTGTTCTCCTTCTACGGTGTGGCCAGCCATCGCAGCTAGTTGTAGTAGAAATGATTCTAGGATGTCCCCGAACATAAACTTGATGAGTACAGGAGCTTCCATTTTCTCAGATTCATCTGCGTAGTGTGTCTTGTAGTAGAGTTGACGATCACAAGGATTACCCATTGAAGACATACGAAGAGAGTTATCTTTCGACTGTCTCTCTTCGTTATTTTCCGGGGTGTATAGGAACTTACCAAATGAGTTCTTGTCAACCTTACCACTAGTAAACAACTCGTAGATGTCAGGTACTAGGGTATGGATAGATTTCATTAGTTGATAACTCTCGGGGTATCTGGTTCGTCCATTAGTCCCTCAACAAACTGTTGCATTTCTTTTTCAGTGACTTCTTTAACATCAACAATAGACAAAGCTAAGTTAGGTGTGCTCTCAGCAATGCTGTCCAGTAGATTAGTTACTGCCTTTTCTTTTGTAATATCATCGTTAGAGGAAATACCAATAATCTGGTTTACTTCTTCTGTAATTGTTCCAGTCAGGTGTACTAGGTAATAATTCTTCTTATTGTCTGACAACTG